TGATGCCGGTCTGGTTGCGCTGGTTGCCAAGAAACATCTGTGCCACGCCACCAACCGCGACACCCGTCCCGATGGCACCTAGTGCCGCACCCGCCATGCCGCCAGCGCCGCCGCCGCCAGCGTTCTCGGGATACTCGCCGGGACCGTAAGTGCCAGCAGCAGGCTGGAACGCCGCATCGACCTTATTGCCGATTGCTGTCGCCAGCGCATTGATCCAATCGCCGCCGCCGCTACCAGCACCGGGAAATGCGCCCGCCATGTCGGCGCCGAACGATGCAGCCAGTGCAACGGTGATCTTCTTCGCCGCGACCTCGGCCAGCGTCTTGATCGCGTAGTTCTTGAACTGCTGCCACAGATTCTTGAATGCGTCCTTACCGTCGGTGAGGATGGTGGTGAACGCATCAGTCGCCGCCTGCTCGACCGACTTCCACATATTGATGCTGGCCTGAATCGATTCCCGTTGATCGATTGCCGCGCGCATCCGCCTCGCCGCTTCCTCGTACTGCGCGGTGCCCGCCTTGATGCCGACCAACTCAAGCTGGCGCAACTTGATCGCGACCTCGCGCTCGCGATTGGTCATGCGCAGCGTGGTGTTCTCAAACTCCATCTCCTCGACCATCAAACGCCATGAGCGAATCGCGCCCTCGGTCGCATCGCGCGCCCCGTCGATCAATCTCAAAGCTTCATCGAACTCCTTGTTGTGCGCCCTCGCCGCTTCCTCCATGTCCTTCATGGCATTTGCGCCGAACTTGGTCTGCCTTATCAACTCGCTGACACGGTCGTTGTACTTCTCGACCGTCATCTCGCCATGCTCAAATTCAATATTGAGCATTTGCAGGTCAACCCAAAACTTGTCGTTGACCATGTCGGCGGTGTCGTCGAGTTTTTTGTACAGGTCGTCGACCGCCTTCGCGTAGTCGTACGTCGCCTTAGTCGCCTTCTCAATCTCACCGCCTTTGTAATCCAGTTGCTCCTTCGGCTTCGCGCGCAACATGCCAGCGTTGTCGCCTGTGAACCCCATGCGCTCGGTGTTGCGCATGATCTGATCCTGCTGCATCTTGCTCAACAACGCGCGCTTGCGAATCAACTCGTCGAGTTCCTTCTGCATCCCGGGCAACTTGAACTTGTTGCCCTGCTTTACCTGTTCCTCCATGTCCTTCGTCTGCTGAACAATCGCATCACTCAATCCGGTGATGGTCTTGGTCAGGTTGTTCGCGTCGACACCGGCCGCGATAAACGAACCGAAGAAACCGGAACCCATCTTATGCGCGGTATTGAACTGCGTCACCATGTCCAGCAGCGCGGGCACGATGTGACTCAAGATGATGTTGCTCAACTTGGTGCCCTCGACACCCATCCGCCGCCACGCCTGTTCCAGTGCTTCTGCATCCTGCGCCTGCTGACGCGTGACGGTGCCGACGACGTCATGCAACTTCGCCATGTCCTTCAGGATCGGCAAGTTCTTCGCGCCTGCCTTGCCCCAGATGTCGGTCGCGAGCGCGGCCTTGCCAACGCCGTCTTCGTACTTGTCGAGTCCGGTCGCGATCTGCATCAACGCTTCGGCCGGATCGGTTGCGGTGACGCCGAGTGCCTTCAACGCGCGACCGACCTTGCTAGTCTCCGCGTCAGCGCCAGCCATGCCGACCGACAGCTTCGCCATCATGGTCGTCATGTCGTCGACCGACTTGCCGCTGATGGTTGCGATGTTCGCCAGCTTCGACAAGTTCTCCACCGTACTGCCGGTGATGTCGGCCATGTCGTCAAGCGCCGATGCGTTCGACACCGTCTGGTTGAACTTGGCAACCGCAGCATCGACCGAGAGAAACGCAGCAGCAGCGGCACCAGCGCCCTTGATCATTCCGGCGCCGAAGTTCGCCATCGACTTGTTGAGGTTGCCGAGTTGCTGCTCGACCTTCGACATCGCGCCCGTGAACTGCGCGGTGTCAAGAATCATCCGTGCGGTAAGGTCACCGAGTCCGGCCATGACGGCGCTCCTGTCGTTTGCCCAGCCGAATCACTTTGTGATGCAGGCGCGACGATGCCTTCATGAATGCGTTGCTCACCGTCGCTGCTTCGCTGCGCGTGGCAGCGTGCGCAGCATTGCGCTGCGCCTGCTCGTCGCTGAAGAACGGCATGAAGTCCGACAGCTTCGCAGACTTCCCGCCGCCCATCGAACGCGCGACCGTGAACGCGACAATCGCAGCGCGAAAGTCGTCACGGTATTCGCCGAACGGCTCGACACCGTAGAACTGAATCCACTCGGTGAGTTCGGTCGCGGGCATCGTGCGTTCCAACTCGCTCACCGTCATGCCGAGAGCGAGCGCCAGACGAAACAGAAAACGACGTCGCGACGTTAGGCTTTTGGGGGCGTTGTCTCGTCGACCAACAACCCGTTGTGCCGGTTCGCCTGCTCCATCGCTGCCCGCACCATCTGCCACGGCAGCGTCAGCACCGCTTCAATGTCAGCCGGAACATTTGGATCGAACACCGGCACGTTGTTCTCGTCCACCAGCACACGGCAGAATGCGCGCGCGAGGGCAGCGCGATTGTCTTCCTTCGCCCCCAGTTGCACATCCTTCTGCTGGTCGAGAATTTCGCCCACGGTCAGGGTTCGGAAATACACCGGACCCCAACCGTCGATGTCGAACTGCTTCGGCTTCGGCGATGCTGTCGCTAGGATTGCGTCACGAATCGACATCACGGCGTCCCGCCCGCGAACGTCGGTTCACCCGTGATGCGCAGCACCACGCTCGACGACAGCGCAGCGTCAACGCCACCGCTGATCGTCATCTGACGCACGAACGCTTGGAAAATCCAGCTTCCCATGTTGTCGGGAAGAACCAGTTCCCACCACAACGTGATGCCGCCAGCCTTCGCTGTCTGCATCGCGATCTGCGCCGGATCGGTCGGCACATAGTTCATGTCGAAGTTGAACGAGCCGAAGTCCTGCAACCCCGGGACGTACTCCTTCGCTTCGCTGCACAGCGTGGTGATGTCGACTTCGCTGGCCTGACCATCGAAGCCGTTGAAGTTGCGCGCCTCGCATACCGCGAGCAAATCGAGTTGATCGGCAGTGCCGGTGGTGCCCGCCGTCGCGTAACCGCTGGTGTCGAGGTTGACGATGAAGTCGGTGCCAGTCGCCGACACCACGATGGCCGATACGTCCTTGATCTCGGGCATGCCGACGACGTCGCGGAAGATCACGATGTCGCCCGGGTCGAGTACGTTCGCGCCAGTCACTTGCGCCTGCGGCGCCTTGGTGATCGCGCTGATGGTGATCGGCGTGAACACATCACCCGACACATACAGCTTGGTGCCTTGCGACGACACGCCTTGCGATTTGAAGTCAGCCATGATTCTCTCCCGCCTTTCATTGGGATACGGCGAATGAAGTGCGCGCTATATCTCGCGCTCCCACACTTGGAAATCGATGCTCTGGTAGTGCTTGCCGACCAGTGGTTCGAACCCATCCATCCACGCGACGGGCACGTTCCGAAATACAAACCCACGCATCGTAGCCTGAACTTGCGCGACCAACAAGATCGCGTCGGCTACGCTGCGACTGAAGATGTGCAACGAGTAACGGATGCGCGACAACTCACTCTGCCCGCACAGCGTATTGATCGACTCGGTCGACGCGTCGTAGCGGATGCACGGATACACCGGATCGTCGGGCAGCACATCGGGATACACGCGGCCCTCGACCAGCGGCGACAACGCGGTGAACAGTTCGGCGCTGACGCGATTGCTCACGGCGTCACCACTTCCTCGCGCGCCCAGATCGCGAAGTCAAGCGCCTCGCTGTAAATCTTGGTGTCGTCTTCGTACGTCGTCACATCCGACTCTGGCGTGTTCTCGTACGCGAAGCCGCGCATGATCGACTTGATCGACGCCGCGATCTGCGTCGCCTCTTTCCGCGTGCGCGCGAACACATGCACGCGCGTGCGGAACGTGAACAACGTCGACTGCCCGCACAACGTATTGTGGAACTCAGTGCCGACCAACTGGTAGCGCGCGCACGGATACACGGGTTCGTCAGGCAGCAACTGCGGGAACAGGCGCCCACCGACCACTCCGCGCAGCGCAGCCACCAGTGCAGCATCGACAACGTGGCGGATGCTCATACGCCCGCCTTCTCAAGCCGCCGTCGCAGGATGCGTTCCATCGCGTCGAGCGCGGCCTTGCGTTCGCTCGACATGGCAGGAACGATGAACGGGCGTGCTTGCATCTTCGATGTGCCGAGTTCGTGGAACCACCAGTACCACGGGTTCATCCCCGTCTTCTTCGACTTCTTCTTTCCGCGCACGCCAATCTTGTAACTGTACTGCCCGATGCCAGTCTCGCCGATGCGCATGCGCGAGATCGCGATGTTGTCGACCAGCGAACCCAGACTCTGTTTCGTGAACAGACGTTTCGCGTTCACCTTCGCCTGCTTCTGTATCACGCGTGCCGCAGCACTCACCGCAGCAAACGCGATCTTCTTCTG